GACGGAAAGACCGACACAGGTGGATATGTCTCAGTTCGTGACATTGAAGCCTATTGCTCAGAAGTTTTTGACTGTACACCCAACGAACTACCCGAAGAACATGGATTGAAATTCGTTCCAAAAGGACGAGTGACAATCTTTGGAAAACTGAAACCAGAATTTATTCCTGGAGTCCAAACCAAATCATCTATTGTTCCTTCACCTTATCATGATAAGATATGGCCACACACTACTGAACCGGCTATTCTTACTGATAATCCAAAGAAGGACGCAAGAGCTGCACAACACCCAAATGTAATACAGCAAGGACTCGACAAATTCGGCAAAGTTTTCAAACCCCGGCATCCTCAAGTAAGGGCCACTGTTCGTAATCATAGATTGCGAAAGTGGGTAGAAGCGTCGAAAGACTATAATGGACCAAAACGCACATTGACTGTGCACGAGGCTATTAATGGTATTCCCGGCTGCGACTACGTGGACCCACTCAAAATGGATGCATCACCTGGCTTTCCTTACGTCTTGGAAAGACCCGCAGGTGTTAAAGGACGATCTTATCTCTTCACACAGACTGGAGTTTCTAAAGAAGGAACCCCTATCTATGCGTTGGGAGAAAGACTTGAAAAAGACGTCAACTCGATTCTTGAAGGACTAGATCAAGGAGAAATTCGAATGAATTTCTTTTTGGATTGGCTGAAAGATGAAAGAAGAGCCTTCTCAAAACTTTACAAAACCCGTTATTTCAACATCCATAACGTGGCTTGGTTGATAGTGATAAAGATGCTATTTGGTGCCTCAATTGCATTTCAATTGTGGGCACGTGAAAAGTTAGGATCTGCCCTCGGCGCCGATTCTCACGGACCTGATGTTAAACGCCTCGTGGAATACCTCCGTTCCATGGGAGAGAAATACTCCGCGTATGATGTTAGAGAGTGGGATGGCAACGCCGCTTCAGAGATTATGGCAGATGCACACACCGTTATGAAGGATTTTATCGATGTTTTCGAGAAAGATCCTATTTGGATAAAACGGCGTAAAGTGGCTGTTGGCGCAGTAACAACGCGCATTCATATAGTCAACGAAACAGTCTATATCACTTATCAAGGTATGCCATCTGGAATAGGTACAACAGCTAGTGGAAACACCGAAGGACATGAACAATGCGACGATCACAACTACCTGGAGCTTGCAGCAGAATATGCTGAAAAACATCCGAAATACGCAGAATACGTTTCTCTACCTGTGAAGGAAGAAAACGTGGCGAAGTTATCTCAAGGAGATGACGCAACTGCAGGTATTAGTGAAGAAGTCGTGCCGTTCTACAACGATGTTTCCATAGCTAGAGTAGCTAAGAAATATGGAATGCTTTGCACACCACCAACCAAAATAGAGGGACAAGAACAAGAACCTTTTGTCTCCTTTGAGGAAGTCGAATTTTTGAAATCCACATTTCGTAGAGATACGGAATACCCAGATTGCTGGCACATGCGTATGGCCCCCAAGGTTATCGAAGAGCTAACGAACTGGGTCACTACCAGTGGACCACCCAAAGATTTGTTTTTCTCAAATTGTGAAGATTTGTTGCGGTTTTCCTTTTCATATGGAAAGAAGTATTACAACAGTAATAAAGCAAGAATCAACAAGGTCCTCGAAGAACATGGGGACCCCCCACTCGTTATGAAGTTTGGCGACTTCAGGCGCGAGTATTTATCAAAGTATGGCAAAATCACCGCTGTACCCTTCGCCAAAAACGATTGAATTTTATCTCCCCTCCTCTAATCACTTTTCCGATTGGCTTAACGGAATACTCTTCGAACGACTCTATTATATCCCATAATAAATGATCTACGTAAGTTAGGTATAAGATTGTGCCGAAAAATTAGTTTTCGGTTTAATTGGAGCCCTGTTTTCTCTTAAT